AAAGGAGAAGAATAATGACTAATACAAACAGAGACCGACTAAAGTTAAATCAAGAAGTAGCCTTTAAACGCAACAAGGCTAACATAGAGTGCAGGATTCCAAGTCATATTAAGTTTCACTTGGCTAGGATATGTTATGAGTTCGGAGAACATGTTAAAGCTAACGGTTGGAGAGGTTGCCCACCCTATGACATATCGCATGTTAGCTTTGATACACATGCAATAACGCTTATTAAAAAAGATGGTACAGAAAGAGCGTTAGAAACCTTCGAGTCTGGACGTGAAATGTTCTCATATGTACAGGGTTATGTCAAAGCGATAGACGATACAAAGATTCAAAATGCGTAGGTTTATGTTATGCTTACTCTTAACGGTGATGGGATTAATACCTATTGCCGTTTTGATATTCATAATAGGACTATGTATATACAGTAATAATACGGGGTTACTAGACTACCTCTTAACAATATAAACGTCTTAAATTGGCAACTAGGAGCTATAAATATGAAAAATAAATGGGTAGTACAGACATTTGAAACAATCACTACAGAATGGGAAGTGATGGCAGAGGATGAGCTGGAAGCCAGGGAAAAGTTTTACAAGGGTGAGGCTAAGTTAATGAATGAGTACACTCAAGAAGAAGATGAAACGTGGGGTGAAATTATATCTGTAATTAATAAAAGATTACATTAGCTTTCTAAGGTGGGTGGGGTGGAAATATCTTCACCCCCTTCTTTCTTTTCTTTCTCTTCGTAGTCGTCAATCAATAGCCTGATAACCTCTAGGCACACCCCACAAATATCTAAGAAATCTCCAGACAAATCATCAGTAGCTACTGCCTCACTATCGCTTAAGAGGGTATCACAAATTGTACATCTCATATTAATCCTATGTAACTAAAAATGGTATTAAAAGGCATACAACACCTAGTATGATTACAAAAACTCTTTCTACTTCTATAGGATTTTTACCTATTGTAGGAACTGCCCTGTTTCTGTTAGAACGTAAGACTTTAGGACTAACCACCACGTTAAATCCATTATTTTCTATTAAATCTACATCTACTCCTGCTATCTTTTCTTCTTCAAATATCATTTTATTTCTCCTGTTGTTATTAATTTATACTGCACTTACCAGTATAGTATCTTTAGTTTCTATTACCCTAACAAATTCTCCTAACTGCTTTAAATCTATAGCCATAGGATAATATATTTGAGCTTCCTCTAGGTTTTCATAACTAACCCAATCATATTTAATGTTAGCTACGTCAAAAAGAAAATCTTCTGAGTTATCTATAGCTTCTTCTATGTAATAATCTACGATTTCATGGGCTTCATCAAATGACCACCCATCATTTACGAGTAAATCAACTGCATCACATGCTTTTAACTCTTGTACTAACATTATATATACCTCTTGTTGTTAAAATAAACGGGGTAAGAGTGTAGTTTTCAAATAAACCGTAAGCATTAAAGTTAAAGTTAATTTACTTACCCCTAAAAACATAATATATTAGTATTATTAATTTATCAACTGTATTATTATTATTTATATACATGTTTTGTACACCCCATATTTCCCCTAGATTTTATCACGTATCGCATTATAAGTCAATAGCATTAGGTAAAATAAATAATGCTTGACAAGCACAACGGCTACTCGCTAAGATACTAGCAAGATTATAAACTATACAGCAGGGGTTAATATGAATGAGAAGGAAGAAGATAAATTAATTGTAGGGCTAAAGGAAGTTTTAGAAAATGACATTAAAAAGATTGAGCAACTACACTTAGATATGAAATTAAATTTTTGTTTGAATGATGCGCTAGACTTAATTAAAGAGCATGGTGAAGATTGGTTTATGTTAGAGTTAAGAAAAAGATTACACTAATGAATAAATCTAAAGGTACTACAGCTTATAAAACTAACTGTACGGATTGTGGCAGTAGTAATGCCAAGCAAGTGTTCAATAAAGAAGATGGAACTCAAGATGCTTTCTGTTATGCTTGTGAAACCTATGATTCTATGAATGATAATAAAAATAGTAAACCAATAATACAAAAGGAAGTGCCAATGAATACAGATAGTATAGATAAGTTAAACAGTATAGCTATCCCCGATAGAATGTTACGTAAAGAAACTTTAGAAGTTTATAAAGTAAAGGTAGAATTATCAGAGACAGACGGAAAAACGATAACGAGGCATTACTACCCAGATAGATTAGATGGTAAGTTAATTGGCTATGAAGTTAGGGATTGTGTAGATAAAAACTTTAAAAGTATTGGCTCAAGGAAAGGTTCATTTGATTTATGGGGACAGTCTTCTTGTAGTGCTAATATGAAATTATTTATTACGGAAGGAAGGCTAGACGCCCTTTCTCTATACCAAGTTATAATTGATAACACACCCCAGCAATATAGGGGTATTAAACCAGCAGTTGTATCGTTAACAAGGGGTGTATCGAGTGCTGTAAAAGATATTATCCATAATAAGAAATTTATTGGACAGTATAAGGAAGTTATTTTAGTACTTGATAATGATACAGCAGGACAACAAGCCACTAAGGATATACTTAAGGTACTACCTAATGCTAAGGTTGCAGTTCTGACAGAAAAAGACGCTAGTGATATGCTGACAAGTGGTAAAGCTAAGGACTTATACCAAGCTTGTGTGTGGAATTCAGTACATGAAAGGGTTGGAGAGGTAGTAGACGTACATGATTTTATCGACAAGGCTATGGAGCGTGTGAAGGTTGGACTAACATTTCCTTGGGAATCTATGACCCGATTAACTTTTGGAATTAGACCAAATAATATCTTTATATGCGGTAGTGCGCCGAAGATTGGTAAGAGTGATTTCCAGTATCAGTTAGTGCATCATTTGGTTTATAATGAAAAGGTTAAGGTAGGTATTTTTGATTTAGAAAACAGTCCAATTACAACGGGTAAACGTATAGCCAGTAAAGAAGCTAAGTTAGACTTCCTTAGACCCGATAAAGTTTATGAGGATTCTTTACTAAGGAGTACTCTTGAGGGCTTGGAAGGTAAGGTTAGATTCTATGACAGGAGTGGTAGCAGGGATTGGGTAGATATTAAAGCTACTATTGAGGAGCTACACCTATTAGATGGTATTAATATATTCTGCCTAGACCCAATTACCGCCTTGATTTCAAAGTTTTCTGCTTCGGAAGCCAACGATGCCTTAAATTTAATAATGACTGAGATGGCAGACTTAGTACAATCATATCCAATTACCATTTTTTGTTTTTCACACGTCAACCCTAAGCCTAAGAGTTCCAAGTCGCATGAGCAGGGTGGCAGAGTGCTTAGTAGTGAGTTCACAGGCTCAAGAAGTCTTGAGAAGTGGAGTCATTATGGGATAGGACTTAGTCGTAACAGGACGGAAGATTGCCCTGAAGAGGATAAGAACATAACTAGAGTTAGTTTATTATTTGACAGGTCATATGGACAAACTGGTGGATTTAATTTATACTTTGATGAACCAACAGTAACTTACTTAGAGCCTAAAAGGTGGGAGAGATAATATGAATTGCTGGTATTGTGATACAGAATTAATTTGGGGTGGCGACCATGATATTGAAGAGGAAAATGAAAATTTTATTATGGTAACTAACTTAAGCTGTCCTAGTTGTGATTGTTTTGTAGAAGTCTACCTACCTAAAGAATTAGAGGAGAATAAATAATGGTTGATTACGTAATAGATTTAGAATGTGATGGGCTTAAACCAACTCATATACATTGTTTATCTATAGATGATTGCAATGGTAAGGCTTGGACTCTAGTGGAATCAAAAGATATTATAGATTTCTTTGATACATTAGACAGTACAGACAGAGTAATAGGACATAACTTTATTAGGTTTGATGCAGTTGTGTTAAAGAACTTATTAAATATAGATATCAAAGCAGGGATAGTAGATACTACTGCACTTAGCTGGTATCTTTACCCAAATATTGGTAAGCATGGATTAGCTTTTTGGGGAGAACGTCTTAATATTAAGAAACCTGTAGTAGAGGATTGGAATGACCAACCAATAGAAGTTTATATTGAAAGGTGCGAGGAAGACGTAAAAATAAACCTTGCTCTATGGAAAATGATGAAAGAATACTTAGATAAATTATATGAAGACGGTGATAGTAATAAATTAATAAGATACTTAGCTCATAAAATGAATTGCGCAACCATGCAAGAGGCAAGTAAGTGGAAGTTGGATATAGATAAAGGTACTGCATTACTTAGTGAGCTAACATCAAACTATAAAATAGCAGTTGATGCTTTAGCAACCGTTATGCCACAAGTACCTAAGACGGCAAAGCGTACACGCCCCGCTAAGCCCTATAAAAAAGATGGTAGCCTATCAGCTACAGGTGAAAAGTGGGATACACTAACTAAGGAAAATGATTTACCCTTTGAGTATGATGAAGTTATAAAGGTAGTGGTAGGTCAGACCCCACCCAACCCAAGCAGTGTACCCCAAATAAAAGATTGGCTTGTATCTTTAGGTTGGAAACCTGCTACTTATTCGTACAACGAGGCAGGTAAAAGTGTACCTCAGATTAAAAAACCAGACGGTAATTTGTGTGATTCTGTAGATATATTAATTAAAAGTAATCCTGAATTAGAACACCTAAGAACAATGACAGTGGTTAAACACCGTATAGGTGCAGTTCAAGGCTTACTAGATAATGCTGATAACAATGGTTTTGTTGAAGCTAATGTACAGGGTTTTACTAATACATTAAGATTTAAACATAGGGTGTGTGTTAACCTTCCATCAGAGCGTAAGCCCTACGGTAAAGAGTTACGTTCTTTATTTACCGTAAGAAAACAAGACCATATACTATGTGGTTCTGATATGGCTAGTTTGGAAGATAGAACCAAACAACATTATATGTGGGATTACGACCCTGAATATGTAACAGCTATGACAACACCAGGATTTG